CTGCTCGGACGGGAGGATCAGCTTGGTGACGTGGTAGCCGCGCGTCGAGCGGGTCGGGTAGCTCGCGACCCACTCGCCGGTGGCGACGTTCAGCGGCCCCTTGCGGCACGCGCGGCAGACGCGGATCTCGCGGGTCAGGTCGATGTTGTCGGCCCACGTCAGCGCCTGCCACTCACCGCAGAACTCGCAGCGGACCGTCCACTCGCGCTGATCGGAGCGCTTGTACTCCTTGTGGATCCCGTGGTCGGAGATCGTTGGGAAGCCGATCCGGCGGATCAGCCCGAGGGAGTCCTGGCCGCCGACGCGGCGCTCGGCGATTGGGATGTGCGCCTGGACGAGGAGGTCGTGCTCGTCCAGCGCGAGCGCGTCGGCGTCGATGGACTCAAGCCCGGCCTCGGCCTCGGAGCCACGGAAGTAGCAGATGCCGAGCCCCACGCTCTTGAGCGTCTTGTTCATCACCGACGCCGGGGGCACGCGGGTCCGGAGGTACTCACCCAAGATAAGCGGCTTGATCCGGCCGTCTGAGAAGTCGAGAAGCTGGCGCTCGCGGGGGAAGATGTAGAGGACGCGGGCGGCGTGCATGTCGGCCCAGCACAGCGCCCAGCGCACCAGCCAGGCGGACATGCCGAGCTGCGTCGCCTTCATCACGACGACCTCCTTGTCATCGAAGCCCTGCTCGTACAGCTCCTTCTGGAACGGCCAGCGCGCGAAGTTGAGCGGGCCCTTGCTCTCGGGCACCTTCAGCGCCCAGTCGAGGAAGCTCGCGCGCCGCTGCTCCTGCGCGTCGAGGTCGGACTGCAGCGCGTCCAGGAACGCGTCGGTGACGCTCAGCCCGAAGTGCTCGCGGGGGTCAAGCTTCAGCGGCACGCCGGTCCAGGCTCTCCAGGTGGAAGACGCAGTAGGGCTCGCGCGGCTCGGCGGTCTCCGTGCAGCCGGGCATGTCGCACCGGCGCTTCGGTAGGCGGCGCCCGGTGCGCAGCCGGGCGCGCGGGGTCGCAGCTATCTCGTCGCGGTAGTGCGCCAGGATGTCGCGGTGGAACTCGCAGAAGCGCGAGCCCTCAGCCCTGTCCGTTGGACAGTTGGGGCTGCTGCAACGCATCGGCCTTCAGGGTTTCGAGGATTGAGCGCTTCATCTCCGGCGTGGCGCCCTGCTCGGTGAGGACGGTCACGAGTCGCACGGCCAGGGTCTGAACGTCAAGCTCCAACCGTAGGGTGCCGAGGTCGTGGGGCAGGATGCCGGTGGCCTGCATCAGCTCGGCGGTGCGCGTGAGCGCGTTGAGCTGGGCGTTGATGGCGGCGATCTTGACCGTGTCGGTGCCGGACGCGTCAGCGACCTCAGCGAGCTGCTCGGTCCAGCTTTCCAGGCGGTCGAGCATCGAGTGGACGATGGCGATGGGGTCGCGGCCCTGGTAGGTCGACTGGTTCTGCTCGCGCCAGCCGGTGTAGATCCGCTTGCACCAGGCCTGCGTCAGCCCGTACTTCTCGGCCAGGTACGGCCAGCTCTGGCCGCGCAGCCGGTCACGGATCAGCTCGGCGTCACGCTCCTCGCGCTCGGCCTCGGTCATGCCCTCCTTGCGCCCGTGCTTGCGCTCCTCACGGTCGGTCATGTCCTCTATCGAGCGCTCGTCACCCTCCACGCGCCACAGCGTATCGCCGGGCCCGCGTAAGAAAGTCAGGCGAGTTCTCGGTCTGTATGTCAGGAAGCGTCGCGGCGGCGCGACTACAGAGCCAAGACCCGACCGAGAGGAGCGCCATGAGCGCCACCACCACCCAGCCCATGATGCTGTTCATCAACGACCAGGACGCGCAGGTTCTCCAGGACGCCCTGACCCTGTTCGCCACGGAGTGCGACCGGACCGGCGATCCGTGCAATGAGGCGACGCACGCCGACGGGCTGTGGGAGAAGCTCGAAGCGCTCAAGCAGCTCGGGCAGGAGGAAGCTCGCGAGGTGCTGAAGATGATCGGCCTGGGCCGGTACCGTGGCCGACCGCAGGGCTAGAACCGCGTCGCCAGGAACGACTGGCGCCTGGCGTCGCGGTCACGCTCGCGCTTCTTGCTCTCGTCGGTCAGGTCGATGCCGAGCCCGCACCGGCGGCAGAGGCCGCGCGGCGCGTCGTGGCCATGCTGCTCGCAGACGAGCGCTGCGGCCTGCGCCAGCGGCATCCCGCTCTCGCGCAGCGCCATGTAGTGGCTGAGCGCGAGGTACTGGTCGACGGCGAGTTCGTCGTAGCCCCGGAAGTCCGGGATCTTCGCTCGCATCTCGGCCTGGTAGTCACGCGGTTCCTGGCCCTCATCGGAAGCCTCATCCGAAGTGGCAAAACCGGAACTTTCCCTGCTATTCACACCCTCGACTGGCTCAGGCTCGCTCCGCACAGTGAGCACTCCTTCAGCTCGCGCCCGCGCGGGTCGCGCGTGGCATGGACGAGACCGCAATCGGGGCAGTCGGTGTACAGGTAGCCCGCGAAGTCGAAGCCGGGACGGCCAGCCCGTCGGTCTCGGCGGCGGTAGAGCAGTCGTCCGGCGCCGGGGTCACGGAACACGCGCGGCCGGTTCATCCGCTCGGGCGACCCTTCGATCCAGAGCCAGGGGGCGTCTACCGGGGCCGGGATCTCCCCTCCGCACCAGGGCCCGCCATGAAGCTCCCCGGTCAGAACGGCTCGACCACCTCGACCTTCATCTTCTTCGTGACCTCCTCGCGCGTCCGGATCGCGCCGTCGCCCCAGTTACGGGTCGGCACGGCACGCCACACGCCCTCGCGGTCCCCCGCGACCTCACCAGCCGCGCCGGTGCGCGTCGTGGCGGAAGCGGTGCCGACTTCGACCCACGCGACGACGATGCTGTCGTCCTTCGGGTCCTTCAGCTCCCGCTGTTCCAGCACCAGGTACTCGGTAGCCTGCGTCACGCGCTCCTTGGCTACGGCCATGTCGTCCTCCTCGGGTCGGGTTGCACCCGCAAGACTACGGTTCCTGGCGGATGCGCTCTAGTCTGCGACGGGCTCGCGCCCGCGACGGCGGTTGGCCTCGACCCAGTCGTGCATCTTCAGGATGTCTCTGCGATGCCAGACCGGGGTGGCCTTGAGTTCGCTGGCGGTCGGCGGCATGACGCCCCGTTTGATCCAGCGACCGATGCGCGGTCGCTCGACGCCCAGGATGTCCGCCGCCTCGGCAGTCCCGACAATGTCGAGCTGCTTGACGGGCCGCCACCTCGGCGCCCGCACTTGGCCATTCTCGTCGCTCATGGTTCGCCCTCGATCATTTAGGTCGAGAGTAGCACACGTCGTAGGTCTACGCACAGTCGGCCCGGAGCTTCGCGATGACCTCGCCGAACGTCTCGTGTAGCTCGATGGCCGGATCGGGCTCAAGCTCGTCCGGCGCCATCTTGCCCTCCAGCAGCCGCAGTCGGATCGCGATGTTGTCCCAGCCGTAGCGCCACAGCCAGCCGACGCACACGACCTCCTGCTCGGCGTTGGACTGGTGGCAGGCGAAGATCGGCGCGCCGAAGCCGGTCTCGGTCGTGCGGTCGAGCTTCTCCGCGAGATCGAGCCGGAAGCGCGGGATCTCGTCGGCGTGCTGGCCGACGCGCCACGGGCACGTCTTGCATGGCGGCCGAGCGCTCATTCGTCGTCCTCGGGGATCTCGGCCTCCATGATCCCCGCCAGGACACCGCGCCAGCGATCGGCGTGCGCCTGCGCCGTCGCGTGACGCTGCTTGAAGCGCGGATTGTCCTTCGCGTCCGGGATGCGGTCGTAGACCATCTGGAGCCATGCCAGCTCCTGCTCGGCGAGGTCGAGCGCCCGGGCAGCGGTCTGCGCCAGCTTCTCGACGGCCTCGCGCGGGGTGACGCACTCGGCGCAGACGGCCAGCAGCACGCCCTTCCCGGCCTCCACCTCCACCAGGATGTCCTCGGTCGAGTCGGGGCCGTAGGTCTCGCCCTCCATCTCCACTTCGAGCGGCACCACCGCGTGGCACCGCATGCACGCCATCGTCAACATCAGATCTCCTTCGGTCGGGTTGCCCTCAGCCTAGCGCACGACGAGCGCTATCGGTCGAGTCGGCGCCGGACGGTGTCGAGCACCGGGCACACCCATCGACCGGCGGTGCAGCCCGCGCCGAGAGCGGCGAGTTGCTCTCGGGTGGTGCGCGAGGTGAGCCCGCACCGGCAGTCGCGGGCTCGGGGCTTGGCTAGCTCGTCGCGGATGATCGCTGCGAGCTTGCTCTGGCTCTCCTTCGCACGCTTGCGCGCGGCCTCCTTGCGGGCCCGTTCGAGTTGGCGGTGGCGCTCGCGCGCGGCGCGTTCCTCATCGCGGGGTGTCGTCATCAGGGTCATCGGTCTCCTCGGTCGGGAAGTCCAACGCCCGGCGAGCCGAAGCCCGCCGGGCGCTTGGGGCTAGGCGGGGAAGCGCTGGATCAGGCTCTCCTGCTCGACGTCAGGCGTCTCGCGGAGCACCCTCACGCACTCCCGGTGGATCGAGCCGCGCCCACTCAGGCGCAGCACCGAGTCCGGCAGGCCGCCCACGCGGCGGCGGCACAGGGCCTCAGCAGCCACGTAGCCGGTGAACAGCGGCTCGGGGCCGTCCTCCGCCAGGTTGCCGCCGAGTCCGCGAGCGCGGATCGCGGCGGCGACCTCGGCGCGGGTCTGTGTCGGCACGACGGCGGCGTCCTGCGGGTCGAGCTGCGTGAGCATCTCGGCGTCGTAGATGCCGTGCGAGTCGGTGTTGTCATCCAGCCAGTCGGCTAGTTCTTGATTGGTCATTGTCACCTCCCTTCACTCCTCG